GTATGAGCGGGCGGGTCTTGAGGTTCGTACTGGCTATGAGTTTCGTACCGCACGCCGGTCCTTCAACATGCTTACGATTGAATGGGCTAACCGTGGCATCAATTTATGGACTATTGAGCAAGGCCAATTCGTAATGAATACAGGGCAAGGCGTCTATGCTTTGCCTAGTACCACGATTGATCTCTTGGATCAGGTAATCCGTACACAGGCGACTACGCCTAATCAAATTGATATCAACATCAGTCGTATCTCTGAGTCAACGTACTCAACGCTGCCAAACAAACTGTCTCAGGGCCGTCCTATCCAAGTGTGGATTAACCGCCAATCAAATCAAAGTTATGTATCTAATGCAACGGTGGCGGCAACAGTATTGTCAACAGATACAACCATTACTCTTAGCTCTACCGCAAACTTACCTGCTACAGGGTTTATCACGATTGATACCGAGACGATCTACTACGCTAACGTCAGCGGCAATCAACTACTCAATTGCTATCGTGGGCAGTACAACGGCGTCAGCAATACAACCGCTGCGGGGCATGCGATCGGCGCAGCCGTAACAGTTAACAACCTCACGTCTGTGAACGTGTGGCCCACTCCTAACGCCCCCGGCGACCAATACGTGTTTGTCTACTGGCGTATGCGCCGCATGCAGGACGCAGGCAACGGCGTCAACGTGCAAGACATCCCGTTCCGGCTGATTCCGTGTGTAGTGGCTGGTCTAGCATATTATGTTGGGTCTAAGCGTCCTGACGTGCCTATGGAGCGTATTGCCCTGCTTAAATCCGCTTACGAAGAACAATGGACATTAGCCTCCCAAGAAGACCGTGAGAAGGCTCCTGACCGTTACGTCCCAAGACAGTCGTTCTATAGGTGATGTATGTCTAGTAGGTACGCTTCTGGTAAATATTCAATTGCTCAGTGTGACCGCTGTGATGAGCGGTTTATGCTAAAAGACTTGAGAAAAGAAGTTATTAAGACGCGCCTATTTAATTTAAAAGTGTGTCCTGAGTGTTGGGACCCTGATCAACCTCAGTTACAGTTGGGTATGTACCCAGTGGATGATCCACAAGCTGTACGAGAGCCGCGTCCTGATGTAAGCTATACACAAGCGGGAACTAATGGTTTGCAAATATTGTTGACTAATAGCACTTCTCCAGATGGTTTTGGTTTTACAACTCAAGGCAGTAGAGATATCCAGTGGGGCTGGAATCCAGTAGGTGGTGCTAGCTTGTTTGACACGGAGTTAACACCAAATTATTTGGTGTTAGCAATAGAAATTGGTACAGTTACGGTTACAACGACATAAGGAGCTTAAAATGGATAAAGCAGATTTGAAACAAGACAAGAAGATGGTGGCTGGAGCCGTGCACAAGCACGAGAAGAAGCTGCATCCCGGTCAGCCTATGACTAAGTTTGCCAAGGGCGGCAAGACAAATGCTCAGATGAAATCTCTGGGTCGTGGTTTGGCTAAAGTAGCCAACCAAAAGAAATCATCTTTCACCTATAAAAAAGGCGGTTGATATGGCTAAATTCAGTCAAAAGCAAGGCGGCAAAGAAGTCGGCAATGCTGAAATCTACGCACCACCACATACCATGTCGGGCGGTAAAGTTGATTTGGGTAACGGCTACAGCGGCGCTAAACCAACTCGCGCAGATACAGTAAACATGTCGGTAGGTAACATCAATCGTGATGGCTATAATCCTGACGTAAAGACAACTGGTATCAAAACTCGCGGTAACGGTTGCGCTACTAAAGGCGTGATGGCACGAGGACCAATGGCCTAATATGAACTATGCGACGCTCAACACGCTGATTCAGCAATACACGGAGAACTACGAAACATCTTTCGTAGCAAACATCCCTGTCTTTGTTCAGCAGGCTGAGCAACGTATTTTTAACAATATTCAGTTTCCCTCCTTACGTAAAAACGTAACGGGTTTGACTACAAACAACAATAAATATGTTTCGTGCCCGCTTGACTTCTTAGCGGTGTATTCGCTAGCCGTTGTCGACGCTTTGGGAAACTATGAATATTTGTTAAACAAAGATGTGAACTTCATCCGTCAGGCGTACCCAAACACCTCAATCGCAAACAACGGGCTGCCGAAGTACTACGCTTTGTTTGGCCCGACAACAACTAACACCTCGCCTCCCGCGATTACGAACGAGCTGTCGTTTATTCTTGGCCCAACACCAGACGCAAGTTACACCGTTGAGCTGCACTACTTCTATTACCCTGAGTCAATCAGCGTTGCAGCAAGTGGTACTACGTGGCTAGGGGACAACTTTGATTCTGTACTTTTGTACGGTTCTCTTGTGGAAGCATATGCTTACATGAAAGGTGACCCAGAGATTGCTATGGGTTATAACCAAAAATATATGGAAGCGCTTGCGTTGGCTAAACGTCTGGGCGATGGTATGGAGCGCAACGATGCGTACCGCGCTGGTCAAATTAGTATTAAGGTGACTTAATATGACTATCCAGCAAAGCGCTACTAACGCATTCAAGACAGGGTTGATGAATCAAGTCTATGACTTTGATCCTGGCAATTTTAAGATTGCCTTGTACACAGCTAACGCTAATATTGGCCCTGATACTGCGGCTTACACCGCTGGTATGGTTGGAGAAGTAGTTGCTTCAGGGTACACAGCTGGTGGCGAAGCGTTAACAGTTTCACAAACTCCTACTACTGGCGGCTCTGGCACGATAGCGTATATCTCGTTTAGCAACGTGACGTTTAACGCTGCTTTGACAGCGCGTGGGGCATTGATTTACCAAGTGGGCACGCCGAACAGTTCGGTATGCGTTCTTGATTTTGGGTCAGATAAAACATCGACCTCTACCTTTACGGTGCAGTTCCCTTCTGCTACCAACACTTCCGCAATCATCCGAATCGCATAAGGAGCGACTATGTTTAATGACATCGCAAAATCAACTGACACCGTGGCGTCTGCTTTAGCCGCTTCTACCCAAGCCACCCAAAGCGCCAGCGCTGGTGGCGTATTCACTGTCCAGTGTTTTGACAAAGACGGTAACCTAAAGTGGGAAGAGTCCTCACCTAACCTTGTGGTCAATCAGGGCCTGCAAGACATGAACACCCAGTACTTCAAGGGCAGCGCCTACACGGCGGCTTTCTACCTCGGTTTGATTACTGGCCCCGGCGCGAGTAACACGTATGCGGCGGGAGACACCTTGGCTTCGCACGCTGGCTGGACAGAGTTCACTAACTACGCGGGTACTCGCAAAGTTGCAACTTTTGGTACAGCTACTACTGCAGATCCTTCCGTTATTAGTAACTCCGCTTCTACCGCTGCGTTCTCGATCTCAGGCGCGGGCGGTACAGTTGCTGGCGCTTTCTTGACTACAGTGACATCTGGCACATCAGGTATATTGTTTTCTGAGTCGAATTTCCAAGCTCCCGGCGACCGCGCTGTGGTCAACGGTGACACACTGAACGTTACCTACACATTCAACCTCGACGCTGTTTAAGGACTAAATCATGGCTACAACATTCCAAAAAGGTCAGAACGTAAAAGCTGTTTCGGTTATTCCCGAAGGCCCTGTGCAAGCATTACGTATGGATGAAGACGGCAAGTTTTTCTACCTCATCAGTTGGACAGACTTGGCAAACCAAGAACAGCAACGCTGGTTTGAGGAAAGCGAACTCGTCGCGGCTTAACTGAGGATGCTGGGTGTTTGGATACGCAGCGTTTGCAGAAGTACCGTTTTCGTCACTTGCTTCAAGTGGCGCGGTTTATAGCGTTTTAATTTCCGAATCTGCGCAAGCATCTAGCACCGCTTTTTCTTTAGCGTCGATCTCACTACTTGTTGGGGTCGAGTCTGCCCGGGCTTCCGACACCGTACTGGTAGAGCCTAGCGTATTTAACGCGGCGGTTTTAAACACTGCGCAAGCGTCTTCAACTGTATTCTCATTAGGTACATTCCCCGTCTCGGTAAGCGACACGGCTCGGGCGTCAGACGCGTTTGCTGCGGGCGTTCAGTTCTACTCATCGATAACTCAGACTGTTAACGCAAGCGATTCAATAACAGGGTTCTTTAATCTGCCCGGCAGCATAAGCGAAAGCGCTGCTGCATCCGAACTTACATCTGCGTCTTTCCCTGTTGTTACGTTTATATCAGAGACCGTTCAACCACAAGACTTGCCATCTGTTGCTCCAAGTAATTTCAGCGCGTCTTTAAGCGTGACTGCCGCCGCACAAGACATTAATACTGTAACGGGCACATACTTTCCTATTGTGCAGACAGAAACAGCGCGGGCAAGCGACTCGTCAGCAGGCAATCCTCAGTTTTCTGTAGCCGTGGTTGAGTCAGCCGAAGCCTATGCGCAAGTTGCATCACTGCTTGTGTTTGGGGCGCTTGTAAGCGAGAATACGCAGATACGCGATATTACTACCGCACGATATTTGTGGGAGTTAATTAATGACTCACAGACCATAATTTGGCAAAATATAAATAACAGTCAAGGTACTACTTGGGGTACGATTGATAATTCGCAGAGTACGATTTGGGCGGTCATACCGACCCAACCATAAGGACAAACATGGCATTAGCTCTACTTGATCGGGCAAGAGTAACGTCCACAACAACGGGCACAGGCACAATTACGCTTGGTCCAGCAGTTGCAGGCTTTCAAAATTTCTCTAGCGTGGGTAACGGAAACACCACGTATTACGCCATTTCTGACCTATCTACAAACGATTGGGAAGTAGGTATCGGCACTTACTCATCGACAGGCCCGACACTTGCACGCACGGCTGTGCTAGCTTCGTCTAACGGCGGTAGTCTTGTGTCTTTGAGCGGGTATGCAAAAGACGTGTTCATCACGTTGCCCTCCTCAAAATCAATTACGTTTATTGGAACAGCTTCGCCTACTAACCCATCGCAAGCACAAACGTGGTGGGATTCAGAAACTGGAGATATGTATCTTTATTACCCTGATGTATCAGGAAACCAATTTGTATCAGTAAATTCTGGTATGAGTGGGGTAGATTTGTCTAACTTAGACGGCGGGTCCGCGACTACAATTACGTGGAACGCTTTAATTTTTAACGGAGGAAGCGCAACATGACAGTTCAAATTCAATGGCGGCGTGACACAGCGGCAAACTGGACTTCTGCTAACCCTGTTTTGCTTTCCGGCGAAGTAGGATACGAAACGGATACAAACTTATTTAAAGTTGGCAACGGTTCTACTGCGTGGGCTTCTTTGGCGTACACAATTAAAACAATGCCTTCCGGGGCTATCGTCGGTACTACAGACACACAGACACTGACCAATAAATCAATTCTTGGAGCCACGATTATTACTGGCCTTGGCGCAGGTTTTCAAAATATGGTTGTGTATACAACCGGTACAGGCGCAACATACAACCTGCCCACAGCCCTGACGTCGACTGGCGCTAGATTCAAAGTCACTATTCTTGGTGGGGGTGGTGGTGGAGGTGGCACAGCTGCAACAGCGGGTCAAATTGGCGGCGGTGGCGGCTCCGGCGGGCTAGTCGCTGTTTACTTTACATATGTCGCAGGCCAAAACAGCTTGACCTTCACGGTTGGCGCATTGGGTGCTGGCGGTAATGCGGCGGCTGGTGCAGCTGGCGGTAGCTCTTCGGTTGTCTATAACGCTGTCACATATACGGCAGGGGGCGGTTCCGGCGGCCAGTTGATGCCAAGTACTACTAACACTGGTGGTGGCGGCGGCACTGCTACAGGTGGTACGTTGAACATTGTTGGTAACCAAGGCAATTGGGGCGGAACACAAGCTGCGACAGCCGCAAAATATGGCGATGGCGGTAATGCCCCATTAGGCTTTGGTCAAGGCGGTAAAACTTCTAACTTGGTAACAACCGGTATCGCAGCCACAGGGTACGGCGCTGGGGGCGCTGGCGGGTATAACGGTGCTACCGCTGCCGCTGCTATAGGCGGCGCAGGTACCGCTGGTCTTGTAATTATCGAGTATTAATCATGGCAGCGCTTGACTTCCCAGTAAGCCCCGTAACAGGACAAGCGTTTTCCGCACTAGGTAAAACTTGGACGTGGGATGGCGCGGCATGGCTTGGATTAGTTGCCGCTACAGGGTATGGTTCTGTTACTGATGGCAATATTACAGGAGGCTCAGCATCAGCTCCTGACGCGCTGATTAAGATTACAACAATCACTCCCCCAGTACAGTATGCGCCAGTCAACAGTCCCGGTCTTACCGGGGAGATTGGCCTGTTTGGTTCTCAGCGCGGGCGAGTCTTTCCCGTAGCAGCTAGCGACATTGATCTTTCAAAAGCAAACTACTTTACTAAGTCTGTTGCGGGTAACACTACGTTTACCGTCAGCAATGTGCCAAGCATAAAGGAGGTAACGTCTCCCCCTGTGCTTTCGTTCACGTTAGAAATTACATACACCTCCGGGACAGTTGTCTGGCCTACAGGTACTCTATGGGCTTTTTCGACACCCCCGACCCTTTCCGTGGGCAACAACTTAATATTCTTTGTCACCGATAATGGGGGCGCGGTATGGTACGCCTCTTTTATGAACAATTTTGCCTAATATGGACAAGACTACTGAACGTCTTTTAGCGACTCGTGCAGGGGTATATAACATATTAAACCTGCCTCGAAACGCATTATTTGGCGCATCAAGCACAGCGGTTTCATGGACGGTTCCTGTAGGCGTTACCCAAATAGCCATTCTGTGTGTTGGAGGTGGGGGCAGTGGTGGTGGCTTTGCGAACGGCGGTAAATCAGGCAACACAAGCGGTGGCGGGGGAGGCGGTGGGGCGTTGGCCTACGTAAACCAAATACCGGTAACTCCGGGTGAGACTTTAACCGTTTTTGCTGGCATGGGGGGCTTAGGCGCAAACGCTCAAAATGCTGGAAATGCAGGAAACGAATCGTATGTACGCCGTGGTGCTACAAATTTATGTCGAGCTTTAGGCGGCGGTGCGGGCTTAACTGCGTCTCCCGGTACGGGGGGTTTAGGGGGCGCGGGCGGCACGGTTGCTGTTGGTACGGGTGGAACTGGCGGACAAGGCGGAAATGGCGCTCCTGATGGTGGTGGTGGCGGAGGCGGGGCTGGCGGGTATTCAGGTACTGGAGGCGCAGGCGGCTATGCCAATGCTACGCCGGGGCCTACTGCGGGTGCTGGGGGTGGTGGCGGCGGCGGCTTTGCGGTTACCGGCTCTTTTGGAGCCGCTGGCGGTGGCGGAGTTGGTATTTACGGTACTGGGACTAATGGTGCGGCGGGAACAACTAGCGTTACTGTTGGAGGAGGCGGTGGTGGTAGCGGCGGTCAAAATGGGGGTAGCCCTGCTGTTGGTACCTTAACAGGTCAAGGTGGGTTGTACGGAGGCGGGTCCGGAGGAGCGGGCACGGATCCCGCAGAGTACACTAATCCCGGCGGCGACGGTTGTGTACGTATTGTGTGCTCTTCAGCGGTCGTGTTCCCCAGCAATGCAGCTCAAGATACTCGTGAAGTGGTTTTTACTTCTGGTAGCGGTAACTGGACAGTCCCTGCTAACGTAATCAGTATTTGCGTAGTTTGCGTGGGCGGGGGCGCTGGCGGTGTTTTTACAACTTCCGGAGGCGCAGGGGGTGGTGGTGGCGCACTAAGGTATATAAATAACTATCTTGTTACTCCGGGTCAAATAATCCCATACACTGTTGGAAGCGCGGGAGTTATGGGGGCCAGTTTTAGCGCCGCTACCAATGGCGGAAATACTTTATTTGGTGGGGCGACTACAGCGTCCGCAGTTTTATGGGCTGGAGGGGGTAATAAACCAACAGCAGACGTTACGGCCAGTACGGTTCGTGCTACGGGGTCCACAATCAGCGGAAACATTGGTGGCGGCGAAGGCGGTCTAGGCGGAACAACAAACGTATCCGGAGCCGGAGGTGGTGGAGGCGCTGGGGGGTATGCGGGTAACGGCGGTGATGGTGGAACAGGATCTTCACTTGCTGGTACAGCCGGTTCTGGTGGCGGTGGTGGTGGTGGCGGAAGCGGTGGGGGGTCAGACCGTGGCGGGATTGGTGGGGGTGTTGGGCTTACAGGACAGAGCGGTAACGGTCTTGCTGGCGGTGCTGGAGCAGGCGCTGATGCGTATATTGGCGGCGGCGCAGCTTCTGGCGGGACACAAACAATATTAATTGCAGGTAATTTAACAGGTGGCGGAACGTATGGCGGAGGCGCTGCAGGGACTGATCTTGCTGCCGCAGAAACTGCTGCGCAAGGCGGAGCTATTCGTATTATTTGGGGTTACGGGCGTTCGTTTCCGTTCCTTGCAGGAAATTGAGGTATAGCATGTACGCAAAACTTGAAAATAATCAAATCACAGAATACCCACTGTCAGAGTTAGAAATTCGTTCGCGTTTCACGGATCGCAGCATCGACCCTGATTTTGCCAACAATTTGCCTGACGGCTATGTTCGTGTTTCTCCTAACTCTGCGCCTTCTGAAACAGATACCACCGTAGTGGCTGAAGTTTTGCCAACAATGCAAAATGGTGTTTGGGTGCAGACATGGGCAATAACAGACAAGTTTACGCCCGAAGAACTTGCCAAACACGTTGCAGACCAAGAAGCACAAAAGTGGGTGCGGATGCGTTCATACAGAGACACAGCTTTGGCTAAGTCGGAGTGGGTCATTACCCGCCACAAAGAACAGAAAGAGTTGAGCCTACCCACAGCCATCAGCGATGGGGTGTATATGTCTTGGCTCACATATCGTCAGCAGCTACGGGACTTTCCAACTACTGTTACAAACATTGACAGCTATTTGTTGCCGACACCTCCGGGCGAATTGGGAGTTGCGTAATGGCTGAACCCGTATCAACAATTAGTTGTGTGGCAAACGTGTTTATTCGTCAAATGCTATTTGAGAAAAATGGCGACGTGAATGAGGGGCATGCCCACGTATTTGACCATCAAACGCTGTTGGCTCGGGGGTCTATCAAAGCGGTTGTAGACGGGCAAACTAGCTACTTTACAGCCCCACAAATTATTTTTATCAAGGCTGAGATACTTCACGAATTCACCGCAATGGAGGACAATACACTCTGTTATTGTATTCATGCGCTACGCGATGGTGATGACGTGTGCGACATCATTGACCCCGCAGGAGTACCACAAGGTATTAACCCCGGCGATATTTTCAGTGTGGCCAAACCCCTGATTCAGGCAAACTAAAGGTAAATCATGGCATCAACATACTCACCACTTCTACGATTTGAATTGATTGGTTCTGGCGACCAATCTGGTCTTTGGGGCACGACTACTAACGGTAACTTGGGTTCGCTTGTTGAGCAGGCCGTGGCGGGCGTTGCATCTATTGTGCTTACAACAAGTGCCGATTACACATTGCAATCGCTTAATGGTACTTCTGACGAAGCGCGTTGCGCAGTGCTTAGCTTTAGCGGCTCTCCCGG